CAGCAGCACCGGCGGCGGAAGCCGTAGCCGCCTTCATATTGGCGTAGGTAGTATTCGTATCCTTATAATAGGGGATACCACCGACAATAGGACAAGCCGTATATCCAGAGGCGTTTGTCACGGTACTGCCGTTCTTGACCAATCCTGTGGACCCGTTAGCTCCTACAACACCATACGTTGTATTAGTATCCGTCCAAGGCACGTTAACATACATCTTACCACTACTATCCAGCTCTACCGGATAATTCTTACCGTTCTCAGGATATCCGATCATCACCAATCCTAATGTCGTGGTATTGGCCTTGGCGTATGTGGTATTTGTCGGAACCACCCACGTACCATCGCCACGAAGGAAAGAGGTTTGCTTGCCAGCAGCTGGAGCGGGTACCAATCCCGCCGATCCTGCGGCTGAGGACGTCGCTCCACCCATGTTGCTATATGTGGTATTAGGAGGGGTTTGCCATGTCCCGTCACCACGAAGATACTTGGCTTGCGCTCCGGCGGCAGGTGCGGGGACCAAGCCGGCCTTTCCCGACGCTGAGGCAGAAGCGGCTCCCATATTGGTGTATGTCGTGTTGGTATCCGTCCACGGAACATTCACATACATCTTACCATTTCCGTCAAGAGCTACCGGATAATTCTTCCCATTAGCTGAGTACCCGATCTTAACAAGACCCAGATTATCGCTCGTGGCCTGTGAGTATGTAGTGTTATTGTCAGTCCAAGGGACATTGACGTACATCTTGCCATTAGCCAAGAGCACAGCGTAGTTCTTTCCATTAGAGGCATAGCCGATCTTAACCAATCCTAAGGTGTCGGCCGTGGCTTCATTATACGTGGTGTTATTATCTGTCCATGGAACGTTAACGTAAGCGTTGCCGGACGAATCCAGTTGCACCTCATAGTTCTTCCCGGAAGTCTTATATCCTACCTTAATACCGCCAAGAACGGTAGCGGAGGACGTGGGAGGGGCGAAGGTACTTGGTTTGCCCGTAACCCCGGACCAAGGCACGGAGGAAGCCTGACTGGCCGTGTAAGGCTCATACCCATCCTCACTGCTTAATTTAGACTCGTCTTTTATCAGATACATCTTACCTGTAGACGTGACCTTTACCGTATCACCACTTTGAGCCGTAGCGGTGGTAAGGGCGAATCTAGCCGTATCATTAGCTACCACGACCAATCTCTCCAAAGCCGCCTTAGGTAACCTATCTATGCTGATGGTTCCGGACGCGATCTTAGAGGCATCAAAATTGGCCAATGTCGTGGAGATAGTTACGTTGTCTCCGAAGTCCGATGAGACACTACCGGTAACAGCCCCGGACAGCGCTATGGTCCTAGCCGCCTGTAATTTCGTGGCGGTAGGGGCATTATCCGTCTTAAGAGCATATTTGGTAAGATCAATATCATTAGCCTTATCCAAAAGCTGCTCTATCTGCTTACCATTGTATTTACCTTGAAAATCTTCCATATCAAACTTATTTTTTGCTCAAATATAGTTATATACATAAATACCAAGAAATCGAGGGGGGGGGAGATACGGGTAAGTGTCAGAAACTGCCGTCCCCGTGCAGGAATCCGCTACGGAATATAATAGCCTTGTCTTTAAGTTTCTGGACAGACTCCCATTCCCATTCACCCTCACAAGGCTTAACGACATACTTATTCCCCCATGTCTTAAACTTCCTCTCTATAACAAACATCTCCGGGTCTTTTAAGACATGGAAGATACTTCCGACAGGGAAATACTTATCAGTTCTCAATATAACTCGATGATGTCTCTCGTCATATTCAGGATCGCCTACGATACGTGCCTTATAAAACTGGAAATCATTTAACGTCTGATCCACTGGCTCTATCCAATAATACCCCTTACCCATTGCAGTTTGTATTTAATTATCTATATTTGCGGTGTAGTAACTCATAATGTTTTAAGTGATTTTCAACCAAAGGGGAAGGGTGTCCGTGAGGATGCCTTTTTTCATTCCCGCCCACCCTACCTATGAACAAAAGATCTACCTCGAACAAATGTAATCATAATAGAATTACGATCAAAAAGAAACCCTATCGGTATTCTATTGCCGACAGGGTTCTCCAACGTTGTATCAAACCTAAATCATATCACTCCATTTGATTGTGTCACCGACGAAGCACCGCACCGCCAGATACCTTACGAACGCCGTCCCTTCCGGGGCGTCAGGGTCTTCCAGATAAGCCAAGACAGCCTTGACTATTTTCTGGTCGCAATCCAATACCTTAGGAAAGTAGTCGCTATAAAACATAGCGAACAGATATTGGACATCTCCCCAAGTGGCGTTATCAGGTTTCTTGGCCCCGCATTTATCGAACATCTGCTTAGCGTCCTCCATCGTCCATCTTCTCTTGGACCCATCGGCGTTAAGCATCTTATCAGCGGCCTCCCTAGCCAACTCCTTGGAAAAGTGATATCCATGGGTGTCTATATACCGCTTATAATCCGGGTCATCAGCGTCTGCTCCTCAGTAGTAACGACTCCTACGTCCCCTGCGCATATACGGTTCGGTACCTTCGTACTCGTCACGGATGCCACGTTCACCGAACCATCCCCTGCGATACATCTCATCCTCTCGTTCATGGAGTCTCTCGCGTTTCTCAAGCTCACGCTCATCACGTTCCAGCTCCCTCTCGCGCCTTTCGAGATCACGCTCACGGCGTTCTAGCTCATCCATCCTACCGTCATGCTCCTTGCCATAATGGTCATATATTCCACCACCATAACCCATGTAAGTCCCATCTGAACGTCTGCTACGTCCACGGCCGCCTCTGCGATCATAGATCTCATCATCATATTCCTCTTGGCCGTTGCCTAAATCTATAACTCTCATATTAACCTAATTTTTTAATTAACAACTCTTTTAGCTCATCGAAAGAGGATCCCATCCTATCGACTTTCTCCTCAAGATTCTTAATCTTTCGGTCTTGATCCTTAGTCTGCTTAAAAGCCGGATTGATTTCCTCAAGGATCGAATCACAAGCCTCTAGCGTTCTCCTATGCTTATCGATACTATCGAGAATATCGGAGCTAGTTCTCTTAGCGGCGTTAAGCTGGTTCATGATCGGATCGACCGAGCAGGCCAAAGTTATGTTATTGGACATAGCGACATCCCTACCCTCCGGAACGACGTAGGTCATGGAGGATCCGTTTATCTCCACGGTAAGGTCTATCACCCTATCCTGTAGTTGCTGATATTGCCCCATCTGACCCATCTGGGGTTGCTGGAACCTAGGCTCGGACACGTTAACCACATTCCCCATCCTGAACACCGGAACATCGGACGTATCCAGCGTATATACTTGAAATCCTTTCTTTAAGTCTCTAAACATATCTCGATTTTTAAGCGGGAGGGAATACCCTCCCATTAGACATCCAATCTAACCTATTCCTCACCAACAGTCGTCTCCGACGCCGAGGCGGAAGTTGTAGGCACACAGCAATCCATGAGCCTCAATACACCCCTTACCTTGTTGAAATAAACAAGGCGTTCGGTGTTGTTAACCATAGCCGCTCCGGTCACAGCCACGTTGATCGGATTCACCACAGCCACGCCGGTTACCGGGCAGCATGTGTCATCACCTACCGTGGATACGGTGCTGTTCGCTGGAATAGCTATCTGTACTGGCAATGTCTCGCCTGTTGTCGGAACCACCTGCCGGATTTTCAGCAGCAGAAGGCCCTCGCATGGCAAGGACAGCCATATCCTTGGGTTGATGCCGAAGATGGTGTTGGTAGTAGTCACTACCACGTTCTTCGTGACCAACTCATAAAGAGACCCTATTTTAGAAACACAAGCCATAATAGCCTCCTTCCTTTATAGAGTTAAATAGCGGCGTTTCCGTTGTTGCGGCATCCATTGTTGCACCCACATCCGTAATTACCTCCATAAAATGCTTGACCCCATCCATAAGTCTGGTAAGGAGAGCATGAAGGATAAGCCGGCACAGGGGTAGGTCTCAACTGGTTGATCAAATTCTGAGTCTGTTGCTGAGTCAACGCGGAGGCTTGGTAAGCCGACCTTTCATCACGCAACTGATTGATCGTATTCTGCATCTCACGCATTTCCAATTGACAGAATTTATCATTAATCAAGGTTGTTTGAGCATCAATCTTAGCGCTCAAGATATTGAACTGCGTAGTAGCCTGCTCACGATTGTTTGTCAATCCTTGGTTGATGTTACTCTGAAGAACATTGGTTTGCTCTAACGTCCGTAATTGATTGTCAAAGCCTTGCTGCGTTATCATATTTTGAGTAGCGCACGTGCTTTGGTTGATCAAAGAACTCAAATTGCAGCAGCAGGAGCTAATCTGGTTACCGATCTCACATCCTTGTTGCTGTACGGCGTTAATAACAGCCTGAGAAGTCATACCTACCTGACCAGCTACCTTATCGATAGCGCCTTGCACGTTACAGATAGCGCTTTGCAATTGAGTAGTAGTACAGTTCAAGGCGTTAGCGATCTGCTCGATAGCGCTTCTGTTACCTTGGATAGCCTGCATCAATAGCTCACGGCCATAGTCGTTGTTCAATTGAGCCGGAAGACCGTTAGCGCAACAATCATTTCCATTACCACCAAAACCATTCCCGAAACCACGTCCGCCCCATAACCAGAATAGGACGATGATCCACAACCACCAGCCGTTAGCCCCTCCGAACTGGTCTTGGTTGTTACGACCGTTCATCAACGCAGCGACTAAATTCGGATCCATCTTATTACCACCCAAAAGGCTGGTAAACATACCCGGAATCATAGATAATAAACCATTAGCGGCGCTACCGCTCCCGGAACCCATGCCGTCTAACAGCACGATTTTGTCTCCACTTGTACCCATGTCTATTTATTTTTGAATTAATAATAACCCCACCTGATAGTGGGCGTTACAAAGTTCAAAAATTAATAATCCTAGGATCGTGATATATGTCATCATCAAAGCACGTCATGCAATTGGTATTAATAAGAACCGGTACAAGACAAAAAATCCGGAACGTATCACTACGGCCCGGATTCATGCAAATCTATAAATTCAATGTTTCAATGCTCGAAAGAAAACGTCTCACGACGTCAAAGAGAGATTAACTACACGAAAAATCTCGCATCAACTTATTTGTATTAGCAGTGTATTCATTAACTATCTTACTGGATGAGGGATTATCCTCTATCCTTGACAGGCGGTTATCGTCACTCCTTACCGTAACGTCACCCATCCTTCGTACCATGTTTTCTTGATATGATGATGGATCGGAGTATATAAGATCATCAACGAACCTGTATATCGCACCATCAACCGTCTCACCTATCTTCTCATATAAGCCGGATTGGAATGACACGAAATCATCATACCTCCCACGAGCCAAGAACGAACCGTCCGGTCTCGCCTCGACACCGCCGTTGACCTCCCGGAGCAGGCCCGGATTCCTTTGGTACAGATACCTATAAAACCCGGCATCCATCATCCTATCCTGTCTATCCAGATAGAAAAGGTTTCTCATGCTACTGTCACCGGACTCGATAGCCACGTCAAACAGAAGATCCCTTACCTGACCTTCCGGCAACGACATCTCCATGCTTTTTAACGTACCTCTGTCATGGTGATTCAAAGATACATTATAAAATCCATTAAAATCAAGGAAACGTAAGACATTATTATATAAATCCGATTTTTTTAACCTTTCCTTGATCTGGATCTTCCTCAACGATGTACAGGATTTGATAAAATCCCGATCCTTTCCCTGCCTAGCCTCGTATCTCCTGAACTCCCGATCAATATCGACATCATCCATCTTAGGGGTTACGGGATGCTGGTATATCAATCTGGTAAGGATCATGTTCTCAGTATTCGAGGATGAGATGTTGGACATAACTAGCTTCTTTATGTTATCCTTGATCACGTCAATATCGGAACGGGAAGCCCCGGCGGGAACCACGCCGGCCGGCAAGTACGAGGGCCGCTCTATCCCGATATCGGCCAACATCTCATAGGCCTGATCGGTGTCGGTTATCGGGGCTGTGTTATGGTACGTATTCCTACCCATATACAACATGCTCCTATCATACATATCGGAAGGGGATGTATTCCCGGACCTTATATACACCATCCTATCACCGGTAGAATAAGTATCCTGAACCTCGTATATCGGATTCCCTTTTCCTGTTATCCTATCAAGATCGGAGATAAAGCTATCGTATACCGAATTGCCGGCCTGTATGGAAGATAACATGACATCCAGCGACGCCATAAGATCACGGATATCCTCCGGTCTGGATATAACCATCTCATCGCTGATCGCCTCGCTTACATCCACGCCCATGTCGGCAAGATCCATAGCTATGTCATACAGACGTCCGGAAACGTCCTTGATGTCCTTAAAATCATCCATATCGATTATCTCCCCAACCTTATCCCTTAGACCCTTCATATCCTTAGGCATACTGATATACGGTGTGGTACTATTGAAGTACGAGTCGGTAATCGTATTTCCGCCCTGACTCCGAACCTCCATACGGGTCATATTACGATACGTGTCATACATCCGATCTGCGTAATCCTGATCCTCCTGATACCGGAGTGCCAAGGAAGGGTATGGGATGGAGGCGAAAGCCTGATCGAACTCCCGGCGGTCGCTGATACCGCCTACCGCCCTCATGATCGTATCCCTTACCTCCATTGGATTCAAGACCCGTCTCTTTCCTAACGAGTCATATGTATCCTCATATACCATATAATCATCACCAAGGCCTGATCCGGAGGACAAGAAATATGTATCCTTCTCATTGAGATCCCCCTCAGACATAAAATCGACAATCCTCCTCATCATATCCCTTACCCGCTCATACTCCGATCGGTTAGTCATGATATTATCAATCTCATCTGCGTCATACATCCCGGATCGTTCAAGATTATATCTGTTGATGAATATATCACCGCCGGAAAGGAAGTTGGATACGATCATATCATTAAGATCATTGATATTATCAACGCCCAAGGAAGTAAGGGTATTATTGATATCCTTAACCTCGTCAGCCATGAAATTACCCACAGCATAATTCTTTTGTTTGATAAAGGACATGACATCATCATACCTAGGTTCCCCATTACTATCTAGGTCATATTCCGATGGCATGGACATCCAGTCGCCAAAGAAAGACACGAAGTCGGGGGAGTAGGCCGTACCCCAGACCGATAAGGCCTGCTTCTGGTCGCCCAGCACCTCCATCGCCCTTTGGTATAATCCGGATGGTTGGTCGTTCGGGGCAAGGACATTATCTATCCCACCCTCCTTATTTTTTATCACATAACAAGATCTACCCATGTCTAAATCGTTTTGTTACAAAGATAAACAAAATCCCGCCTACTCTCACGAGCGGACGGGAGCCAAATAACAATAATAACAAACCTTATGTTTCTCCGAAAAGTACAAATCTTTTTGCCGATCCTCACGGACAAACAAAAACTAAATCCTAAATAACAAAAAAAATGAAACTTATCGTTTAGCGAAAATATCTTTATCTGATCTACTCGGAACCCTGCCTTTCAATTCCAAGAACCTAGGCATCCATTCCTTAGATATCTTAGACACGATCCATTGAAATCCCTTAGGAGTCACATAGACAGTGTTAGTACCGTAGAACTCATCATCATCACGATACCTGTAACGAGCGTAACCACGATCTATCATCCTTTGGGAAAGCAACCACCTCTTACCGGTTTTGGCGAAGAACTTATTATCCTCAAGCAATATCCGAAGATTCTTCTCCGCTATATCATACCCATGAGCCTCTAGCTTTTCCCGAACCTCTCTGATCAACATATCTGTCTCTTGGGCTATTTCGGCTGTCTTAGCAAAATCAACCATAGGAGCCTGTTCTTTGATGATGTTATCAGATATCCTTTTAGCCTCTAATGCAAGCTTAGCTTCTTTTTCAGCCCTTTCTCTAGCTTCCACCTCATCAGCATACATCCGTAAAGCCTCCGAATAGCTAGATGGTATTTTATTTATCACTTTATGAAAAACATCCCTGTAAACATTAAATACAGATCTAACCTTTCTAGCTATAAAATACTCCATACAAGATATAGAAATCATATAAACATTTACAGGTCTTCCTACTGTCGTATTTTCGCCATTTGTGGCTAAAATCTCATAATCAATACCTTGCATAAACTGATCACTACTTACTAAAGCTCTAACAGCTTTCTCCTTAGCCGAATAAACCAATGGCCATACATCATCTAAATTAACAGGGAATTTATCACCAAGTTTACTTAGATTTAAAACCTTTTCAAAATACGATCTGATAGATAAGTCATCACTCAAAACAATATTGCACATAATACAAAACAACAAGGGCCGTTGGCGTCCGTTATTCCACCAATAGCCCTCATCTATCGCCTACGCCTAGGCGAGTTAATATCTTCTTATGGTCCAATAACGGATGGACACCGCAAATATAAGACCTTATTTTGAAACTACAAACAAACAGGATATATTTTTACAAAAAATGTAATCAATTATATTCCTCTGTCATATACAATGCATAATCATACCTATCCTCCATCATCATCACCACCTTCTTGATATCAGATAAAGTTAGTTTCTTTATCTCCATATTCCTACTATCCATCCTGACGAAAGAGTCCTTGAACTCCTGCTCGGTTATGTCATCCAACCTAAATAGATTGTATTTTATAAGTAACTGGGTTACGTCAAATATCAAGATATTAAGATCAATATCATCTTTCAACTCATTAAGAAGATCGCGCATCATATCCTTGATAGCGTCAGTGTCAAGTTCCAGCTTCTCGGCTTCCCTCATCAACTTCTTAATGATGCCATTGTACTCGATTATGATATTAGCGTTATCATCATCGGTAGGCAGAAGAATATCCATCGTACATTCTATACCAACCTTATCACTAAGCCTTTTATTGAACTCAGTCATATAATCGAAAGCCTGATCCCTGCTTAATGAGTATGTATGGTCAAGCAACTGCCTTTGTCTGTTATTGACAAAATAATGACTGGTATATAACATCATCAAGACCTTCACTCGCTGGATACGTAAGTCTTGCATGATCTTCCGGTGTAAAAAAGAATCTAATTGCATGGTATAAAGAGTCCCCACCGGGGCCATCACACACCCGACAGGGACCAACTTTTAAATATCTTACTCGTCAGGTGATGGACTGACACCGCAAAGATAAGACGAATAAATTTACCTAGCAAGGATTTTCCGCCTCATTTTCTCCGGATACTACGTTGCCATCGGAAACCAAAGACTTGTCCTCGGCAGCCTTCGTAGGCGAAGCGGAACCCGATTGGGAGCTGGACGGGTTGACGAACGGGGTCTCCGTATCCTCGAAGAACGTCTCATCCCTCCTAATACTCATTCTGAACTTAGGTGCTATGAAAGGATCGTTGTTAAGATCAATATTAATCGTAACGTCATTCATCAAAATATCCTCCTTAGTCCTAGAATCGCCTATCCATCCTCTTACGTCAGCGGTCATAGGCATCCTGCTAGCCGCTTCCTTGATAGCTTCAAGCCGGTTCTTGATAACATCCACGTCTCCCGCCAGCGGAATCATATATGCCTTATCATCCAACCCTGATCTGGCTATAGCGTTATTAAGATCCATTATATCATCAATACTTACGCCTCCGCCTAGACCCTCCGTAATCCTATCAGCCATCGATCCGATCATGGATGAGAATGACGATATATCCTGATTTTTCAATCTTACGGGGTACAGGTAATTTCTTCCATTTCCTGTCTTTATAGCTACGACCGGGATACGTGAATCTTTATAGTCACCATACTTGTCCCTGACGATAGCCGTACAGAACGGGAATATATTATACTTAATATCATCCCTCATCGTAACCACCCCGTTCTCTATATATCCTACGCTCTCTACCTTGTCGACCGTCTCGCTGGTAAAGTCATTCTCGGATACCATCAACGTCCCATTATCATCACTTACGCTAAAATTAGGTCTTCCCGGCAAAACACTGGTGACTGTGCCTACGAACGGTATATCAATCTCGCCAGCGACAGATCCTACATTATCCCTATACAACTCAAAGGCCATACTCCTTAAATCAGCGTTACTTCCTTTTGAATCCGGGTCATTGGCTTTCAGTACCGAGACGAAATTGCCGTCGCTATCCACGATCTTAATAACCATATTATCAACCAGCTCTCGGTAAGCCGACTTAGTCTCATCAGAATTAGGGTCAACGGCGTTAAGGCTATTGTATTTATCATACAATTCCTTGGTATATGGATCTGACATATCCATCTTAAACCTTACGATATTATCCTTACGGAGATTAGCTACGGCTTCCTGATTCACCGACTCGTTGTTAGATCCAAACGTATCACCCGTATAATAAGGGACAATAGATCCATCCTGCCCCTTGCGATACACCATGAACCAGATGGAGGTCGACAAGGCGGTTTGCCGCCCCAATATGACACCGGTAGCGTTCTCGAAAGCCTGAGCGTCATCCTCGCTAATCATCCATCTTGAGTGGTTATCTGACTCTATAACAGTAAATATGTCGGTTCCGTTGGTGAAATCCATCACCCTTCCATTATCAGTATCAGTGGCATCAGACCTTTTAAGCCCAAGACCGTCCATAAACCTGTCAAGTCTCATTCCGCCAACTTCATAATACATAACCCCACCGATCTCTCTCTTTTGGGCCATCAACACCACCGGGTTCTGGGCGGCGTTAACTTCCGTCCTGCCGGTGGATGTCCCGGGTTCGCTCTCTGTGAGGACATCACCCATAGGTATGGATTTATCGTAATCCTTGACAGCTATACTTCCGTTATCATACAACCTCATCCATTCCACGAATTGAAGAAGAGGCCCATCGGAATAATTATTGATAATATCAATAGCCTCATTAAGCTTATCCTGATCAATCTCATTGCCATTGTCAGCCTCATTCATAAGATCATTATAAGTCTTTATAGCTTCTTTGATCTGATCCTGATCAAGACCATTGATATTCATATCTACAATACCATCAACAGCGTCCTTGATATTATCATAAATATTATCATGGATCTTCAATCTATCTATTATCGATCTAGCCTTATTGATCCTTGAAATAGGATTATCCCCAAACCCGTTAACTAGACTATCGACACGAGGCTTGTTATTATCATATATCTGTCTCTCCCTAGGAGATAAGACATCCTCATTACCGTTCCATATCTTTATAGCTATATTATTGATTCTATCGTCAGAAGGATTTATGATATCCTCATCATCAGGAACCCTCTCGACTATATTACCTTCATCGGTCTTAATCTCGTTCTCCATAGATCTGGCTATCATATGATTATATGTCTTGAACATAAATGCCTCATCCTCCCCTATAAGACCATCTTGGTAAGCCTTGTCTATAGCTTGGTCGTTGGCGTAAAGATCATTGGCATCAGGATTATCAGTATTCCTGAAATCATACTTGCTATCATCCTCCTCATAAGTCTTACCCCATACGTTCGATAATATCTTCATGAACCCGCGCTCCTGCGCCCGGATGAATCTTCTGTCACGCATACGACGAAGAGACTCGTTTATATTCTTATAAGCCACAAGATTATGACGATACTCACTAAGCAATGCCATAGCCTCCTTATAATTATCAACCCCACGGATAGATACGACGTTCTCAAAATCAGCTATAGTATCATAAGCCGCCATAAGATCAGCGGCACTGATCCTTGAATCATTTCTATTTAAGAACAACTTAGATATATCAGCCTCTGAATTAATTAACGTAGTTAATTTCCTCTCCAATGCGATCCTATCCTCTGTTAATTTAAGAAGCCTATCATTCTCCTTGACCAACTTAGCCTTATCAGATTCAAGAGCGTCCTTCGACGCGACACTTTGTTGAAGCCTCAAGATATTCTTCTCCATCCTCCGTATATCATCCGTAAGCTTCCTGAGTTCTTCAAGATCCCTGCTCGAATCAGGATTAAGACGAGAATATATATCAAGAGCGGGGCCTATATCCGTATTGTATATCCTTCTTAACTGATTGGCAATATCGTTCAAATTATCCTTCGCCTCAAGGCCATTATAAGCCATATTGGAGATATAGGCGTTAAACGACCTATTGGATATACCATCGGTAAGGGAGTCGGCGAATCTGTTGGCCATAATGAAATTATCCACCTTCTTATTAAACTCGTTGACAAGATCGGCTTTATACTCATTGACCTGCTCATCCGTCATATTCATATCGGACGCTATATCACTATTAGGTATAGATTCGACTACCGTCCTGAAATTCTCCTTCGTATCATCCAGCATCCCCATCTCCGAATCATAACGAAGACGATTGAATACGGCGTCACTAAAATCCTTGTTTATGATCCTACCATCACTCTCGTACGATGTGTCTACACCAGATAATTGAGCGTTAAGAGCCATACTGCCACGAATAGCACGGACAGCGGCGGTGGTCAAGGCGCCGGCATTGGCGTTGTAGGCCTCCACCATCCCCTTGTTCCGGGACATGTCTTGGCTCCATTCCTTTATACCCCCAATAGTCTTTCCACCCATAATCGATCCGATAATCATACCGATACCGATCTCCTTCCATCCTTGGCTAGACCCGTACGTCTCCTTGAACCCATTCTTTATAGCCTCCATATAGCCTATATTCTGCCGGATAGCCATAGGATTGTATCTTGATTCTACCCAATCCTTGGCGGACTTACTAGCCACTCCCTGAAGACCTTCCTCATACAGACCCTCTGACACTGGGCGCTTGATGATATTGAACGTATTTCCGGCTATTTTCTGCCATTTCTTTGGTGTTATGGCTCTTAACGTACCGTTATCCATCCTCTCGGCACCTACGCCAAATATATTGCGTTTTATGAACTTATCCACACCAAGATCCATGCCGAACATATCGCCGAACATAGCTATATTGGATAATGACAATATGCCGACGTTGGCGGCAAATACGGCATTAGCGGCATTGGCATTGTCAGCTCTGAACTTCATAAGCTCCTCATATGGGACTTCCCTTCCATAAGCGTTACGGTAAGACTGCCTGAAATTCTCCTCAGCCTCCATCAGCATGCTTCTGGCCTCGACAGACGCCTCCCACGAGGTAGATGTGCCAAGGAAAGCGAGGGTGTCCAGTCCCTTGCCTATCCTCCGTCCCGTACGGGCGGCCCTAAGGTAGACGCCGAACGCTTTCTTGGTATCCGAAGCCGCTTTGCCTATCCTAGCCAAAGCCACGCCCGCCCTAGCTCCCGTACGAGCTAAGTTCATCAATCCAGCGCCGGAATATACGGCTGACGATAACATGGCTCCAGCGGTAAAAGCAAGACCGGATAAAAAATCGTTAGACCAGAAATTAGCCGTGGTCATGCTTTGAAGGAAATTCATATCCCGCTCCTCACGATTGTAATAATGAGCAAGACCGTAATCCATCTTCTTGTCCTGATCATCCAACCATCTCGTGAAATCGTTATCAAAAACAGCGTTAAAATTACCTCTGGATACACCGGCGTAAATACCATAAAAAGGCTGAATAACACCACCTAATCCATACAAAGCGGCCTTACCTACAAATTTCCCCAAACCTCTCATCCATTTCTCAGTCCTACCTTGACTCCTAGATAAACGTGTGTCGTTATCTACACCGGGGATATAAGACTCGTATTTAGGTATCCAAGTACCGCTACTAAGTCGATACCTTGAATCCTCCAACGATATCTCCGGACCAGTAAGATTAAACCTGCCCTTATAGCTTTGATCAGAAGCCATATATCCTAATGGGGACATATGTTTCATATCATCATAATAATTTGTCTTAACAGTATTCTTGATCCTCTCCGACAATGACGGTATCTGGGACTTTGATCTCTCGGAAGCGGAATACGGATCCAATACCGGAGGCAGGTCACGATCCGGTATATCATAGGGATCCGTACCAATAGCCTTTATATTATCTACGTTTATGGTAGGATATCTGTACTTCTCGGCAAGATCCTTTCCGTTAGAGGTATTATTATAGATTTCCATTGTTTCCATTATTTCCACTATTTCCGTTATTCCTGTTTCTTATCTCCTGATCAATCATATCAGCTATGGGCGAGATGAAGCTCTCGAAATCATCAGTAGTAGATCTTCCCTCGCTCCTCCAATACACCTCATTCTCCTTGCTAAGTATCTGTTGCCATGCCATGACCAAATAATACTGCGGGCAGAAGTCGATCTTCCTTGCTACCTCATCAGCATAGTTAACGCCATCCAGATCAATTGAATACAACGGGGTATTACCCTCTCTAGCCCCTCCTTTGCTATATATATCAACATTTATCCCAGAAGAACCATTATTATACTTATATCCGGAAGCCCTTAACTCGTACATAGAAGCGTTATCGAACAACACGTCAGTAGCGATCATCATCTGATTCTTCCTGATATTACCGTCATTTATATTCGTAAACATATCTATATAAGGCATTACCGTGTCCTTGGCCCCGCTAGCGTAAGCGAATGGAGCTACCAACAATGACTTAGCCATCTTCCCATAAGCGTTGTTGCTTGAGCTGGCGAAAGATATGGGTACGACACCGGAATCATAGGTCTCGGACGGGATGCTTACATCCTCTTTGTAGAAAGTAAGTCCATTCGCAGCCAGATCAGCCTCGCTTACCTCAACAACAGATCGACCATCACCTCCATTATTGCCAATGATCTGATAATTACCATCACCTATAGGGGATATGGTAAACGTTATCTTCGTATTGGCATTATCCTCATCCTTAGGAATAAAACCGCCACCACGGGTAAATAGGTCACTAACCTTTATATAATCTTTCTCTTCTTGACTTTTAGACGGATAATCACCGGAGAAGATATACTCACGCTCGGCATACTCATGACGATATTGTCTCAGGTAATCCTCGCCAGCACGTTTAGCGTCATCAGCGATCCTACCTAAATCCCCACGACTCCATTTATGTCTTAATAAATCATTCCTCTCTTTATGAGCCTCATCATATATAGCGGTAGCGACAGCGATCGCCCTGTTATCCCCGGCAAACCTATCTCTTATTTCCTCAATGTGCTTATTCTTACTAGCCCCAGATACGGCAAGAGACATTATAGATTCAATATCATCAAGCGAAAAAGACGTTCCCATTAAATCATTCACACGATCCAATAAGACACCTGATTGACCCGAATCCATTGATACATGAGGCATTTCTCCTTCAACACCGTAATTAATAGTATTTATATTATCATTTAACAAAGAGCTGTAAGCGGACAACTTACTCCAATCATTTAATGTTATATCGTTTATACCATTTATATCAAAAACCTTATCGCCATTGTTATTAATATCTCCAAGATTGAATGTGCCGAATCCATAACTAATATCTATACCTGACCCACTGTCCGATCTAGCTTCTCTCTGAATTATAGTATCAATACCATCCAAAACAGCATTGCTCGCCTTATTGAATCCATCATTGATCTTATTATACTTCCCTCTTTGGGTATTTAATCTAAGAAGCTTCAAATAACTATCCTGACCATTGTAATCAAGCAACTCGTTCCTTGACCCTCCATTGGCCTTGAAATAAGCCATGATAACCTGATCGTTATCCATATCCTTGACCACGTTACTATTCTCAGGATCAGACGCCCATGCGTCGATCTTCCTTCCAGCGTCATCTGATAATGACTTAACGAAATTACCCATGCCAGTAGTCACCGCCTTCTCGTTGGCTATGAACCCGTTCATGAACTCATCGCTTATGCTCACATCGTCAAGGTTTGCGCTCTTGGTAACCACGGTAGGCCCGGTCGTGTCATCACCTCCGCCACCTCCATTCTCCGACTTGCCCGATTTGCTGGCTCTCATCAACGCTGCTTTCTCCATGGCTAGATTATGCCTTTTTGTCTCATTGAACTTAGCCCTCTCCATCATCCGCTGATTAGCCTTGAAATAATAATCATCAACACCAAGCGTATCGTATGAGTTATTATAAGACCATCGTAACCCCACGCCACGAAGGAACTGCTGCCTCACCATGAACATGCCGGCCCGCTCCGGACTGTAGTTGCTGCCGATAACGCCCTCAGCCTCCTCCACGAAATCATTTTTCTGCTTGGTGATATCCGCCAGCTCTGACTCCAACCTAGCCTTTTTGACCTTATCATTGCCAACGCCCTTTAGCTTTGCCCGTATAGATTCTTCCTTGGCACTAAAATCATCAATATACCCTTTAAGGAAATCAGAGGCACTCTGGACATTGAATAGGTCAGGATTCGTCCTAGCCATATACCTACCCTCTAGTTGCATCTGAGCTTTGCCGTTCTCTGATATGGAAGCCATGGCTATATCCCTGACTTGAGCATAGCTCATTTCATCTATATACATCTCACGCATCTCCCCCGTCCTGTTACCATTGGCATCAATCACCGGCACATTGACTTTCTTTCCCTTATTAAGGGAGATGAAGTTCTTCATCTTCTCATCAATCTCAGCGTGGTAATCCGTATAAGGGGTATAATGTATAGGATTAAGACGTGTCCCTACCTGACCGTCATTCATCCAAGCCACGGCATCCGCAAAAGCCTCAGCCTCGTTTATAGGACTATACATCTTGGGATTGTTCAGCTTCATATCCTCCATCTTCTCGCTAAAAGCCCGGATCTCCCTAGTACCGGCAATAGCATTCAACACACGGGTATCCAGAGCCTCTCCAAGACGAGCCTGTATACTTCTGGCTATACCATCAGAAGCCAGATTGGATTTACGATACACGTTATTCACGTCCTGTATCAATCCATTTAACCTATTCTGAAGATATTCCCTATCCTGAGGTTTTATAATGTCAGAATTGATAATATAATCAGCATACTCGTTTATAGCCTGCCGATTGGTATCTATCTTCTGCTGCATGTATCCCATACCCTGCATCATGACATCCATGTTGTAGGGTGATACGTACTTGCCGTAATTCCTTAATATACTATATTGTGAAGCCATCCTTTATCCTTTCTTGCCTTTAGTTACTTCCTGAGCGGGATATAATCTCCTATAACTCAATATATCCCCTTGAGGATCAGCGATCAGCTGCCCATTAGGACCGATCTTTACATCCCCGAATATAGATCTTAATGTATTCATGGTCGTAGCCGTATTCCACTTCTGCTGAATCTCATCATTGACGCTATCGAAATACCTAGCCCAGTTCTCGTCATTTATAGCCAATCCCTGCAATATCCGTTGTTGATAAGCTTGACGTTGGGCTATGTTCTTGTCGTAAGTATTCGCCCATGATTGAGAATTGACATTATCAGCCCAAGTCCTTTGAGCCACATTCCCTTGTTCTACCTCATTTATATACTTACCTATATTGGAACTCATGATAGCCTGTAAATTGGAAGATAAAGCCCCTCTCTGGGAATCCGGGACATTACCCATCTGATCCAATTGTGATTGGAAAGCACGATTAGCCTCAACCATATACTGATCAGCCGATCTCAACACCGGGTCCACGGTAGGAGCGTAATGTCTTTCCAGACCTTCCGTTGTCACGGCTCCCGGAGTCATCCTAAACACCTCAGGGAAGTCAAGGCCACCACCCACTATATTCCTGTTCCCGTTACCATTATTAGTCTTACTGGTGTTAGTACCGGTATTGGCATTGGTATTAGGGAGCTTACTGGTATCAACCAGCTCCGGCATCCCAAGATCTACATCAGGTTCCTCCACATCACCTATATCCATAGGACCGGGATCCACCTTGTGGGGATCGAGTATGAAGTCAAGACCTTCCATGCCTTTCATGGATCTCAATGCCTGCATCTTAAGCATATCCTCCCCAAGTATCTTATTAACGACATCCTTGTTCTTATCAGAGAACAGTTGACTGAAATGAGTGATACCAGCGTCGTTAAGAGCCTTATGCTGTTCCTCTGTAACAACGTCTAGACCGATCATAGGGCGAGATGTGGTAAACAAACCTAATTTATTGTCTCTCATCCTATCATGATATGCGGCTTTCTTGTCTTCCGGGTAATTACCTTGACTATCCTCACCGCCAAAGGAAACGAGCGTCGTGTAATCCCGAAGCGCCTCGGCGTTGGCGATGATCGGGTTCTCAGCCGTAGCCAAGCCCATCCAGCTACTTGTCTGACCGTAGATAGCGTCTTGCAACGCCCTAGCCCTAGTGCCCTCTGAAGCTCCCATATAAGCATCGTAAGCGACCGGATTGAATGTCTTATAATAATTCAACCTCTCATCCGTATTAATACCTCCATAAGAGCCATCAGTTCCTTGGCGCTGATAACCGAAATAGTTAGGATCATTGTTGAACCTATTCTCGATCGGGCGGAAAGTTAATTTACGACCGAACAAAGACGTGCCTCCTATCTCCATCTTCTGTCGAATACCAGCCACTTTCTTAAGCAGCTCTTTCTTAGCCTCAGCTATATCCTCCTCCGTAAGACCGTATTCTTTCATGGATCTGGATATGATGTTATCTATCTCACCTCCCTTGGCGAAATACGTATCCTCATCCTTCTTCATCTTCCGGTCTTCCTGCTCCTTGTATATGACATTAGCGAAGTCCGTAAATCTCCCCTCTAATCCATTAACCGTATCGTTACTATCATTTATGGCCTTAGATAATACAGAGGCGTTTAAACGTTTCGTATTCTCATCATCTATCTTATCGTTCTTCTTCAACTTCTCTAACGCCTTCTCCTGGTCATCGTAAGCTGATTTAAGACCGATCTTAACCTTATATCTATCCATTAACGTAGCGTACGTATCCTTTGGTGTAGCCTTAATACCATACGTATCCCTAATGTATTTAGCGAAGTCCGGCTCTATGGTGGTGTCATCGGTAATAACCTCCGTACCCTGCTCCAAAGAAACAGGCGTTCCCCCATCGGCATGCTTCTGCCCCATGGCCTCCATCGGCGCCTCCCCGGGCTGCTCCACGTACTCGCCCTTCTCGACCTCCACGTTGGCTTGATCTTCCATCGACTTAGGTAACGGATACAGATACTCACCGGTAAGGCTTCCGCTATCAAACCTATTATTAGGTCCTAGATAAACGCCCCCGCCATCCTTGTACTGCATTTGGGATTGCCTTCTTTGCCTAGCCTCACGTTCCTGAGCTAACCTAATATTGGTACGAGTACCTTTCTCTGACGCTATCCCAGAAACCACGTTACGAGCCAACCCCATGATACCACTAATTCCCGAGGCTATGGTAGTTATCGTATTAGCTGTTTTAGCCCCGGTGGATAAATCGCCATATCCCTCGCTTCTCATACGACCTATACCACGACCCATCTGAGTGAACCTAGATCCTATATCATCAGCACCATAGTAAGGGATAGTGGTAAAATCAAAAACATCCGTACTACCAGACTTATCAACCTTCTTATTACTGTCAACCAAAGCGCTCAAATCACTTGTATCAATGGTATTAATATCAGGCTGCTGAATATCAAATCCTATCTGGGTAGACGAAACCAAAGGCTCCACTCCAATACCCTGAAGACCAACAACATTACCGGGCATGATAGGGGTGACTTCCCCAGCCTCTTGATATTTAGGTATCTTCCTCTTGATTACATATTTGCCCATATCAAATTAATTTCGTTCTGACACAAAGATAATCTAAAAAAACGGAGACTCACCATTTATATAACGATGAGTCTCTTTAATACTAATATTTTAAAGCCGCAACAGGATTACCCCATTTCTTCTTCCATTCATGCCCAAGATAGTCTATAAGCTTATCATAAGTATCTATAAAGCCTCCATCTATAATGCCGGTAATAACATTCTCTACAGCTACTATGTCGTTTAACTGATTCTTTGTGGCCGTATTCCTTATCCCACTCTCATGCTTGTTAAAGACGATAAAATTAATAGCCTTAGCTACCCTTGATATCTTATCAGACAACTGACTCTTGTCGCTAACCAACATGGCGACGGCCGAACTCATCTTGATATAAGCCTCGCCAGCGGCATTCCTGTCCTCTATGAATCCATCATGCAACCATATTATCACCTTGGCGTATATCTCTGGATCCAATTCCAATGCTACCATAACAAAAAAATACGGATTTACATACCATTTCTGACCCTCCCCCTTTCCTCTTCGGTAAGCCATTCCGTATTTTTTGAGATCGGTTATCTTATTGATTTTCAATTCATGGTTTTGTACCGTAAGATTTCTTACAGTACATATATCATTAATACTCAGCTCCCTAACAAGAGCTTTCATCTTTTCCTGAAATCCATTAGTAGCAAACAAATGATCAAGCCTTCTAGACTCCAACCCCATAGATTTACGTTTTTCATTCAAGGCTTCCATAACTTCCGTTATGCATACAAACCCGTCCTTGGACATAACAGAAATGTTCCTACCTAATAATTCCCTACTCTCTGATGATAAAATCAAATTACTTTTCATACCTTTACTAAAAGTTTTAAATTAATAAATGCGCCTATCCGCTCGTGATGAGTAGGTAGGCGCACAAATATAAGCAATACTAATATTATTACAAAATATA